AGGCTACGCCGCACACACCGGACGCTGGGGTGGTGACGACAAGATCAACATGCAGAACCTTCCAAGCCGTGGACCAAATGGTAAGAAGCTAAAGAAAAGTATTCTAGCTCCCGAAGGGTTCACTTTGATCGATGCAGACAGCGCACAGATAGAAGCCCGTGTGCTGGCGTGGCTAGCAGAACAGGATGATTTGACGACGGCATTCGATGCAGGAGAAGACGTTTATGTAAAGATGGCTTCTCGTATTTACGGTTGCGACGAAGCGGACGTTACTAAAGACCAACGGTTTGTTGGTAAGACCACCATTCTTGGCGCTGGTTACGGGATGGGCGCGGTCAAGTTTCAAGCACAACTTAAGAACTTTGGGTTTGAGGTAGATCTTGACGAGGCGCGGCGCATCATAAATATCTACCGTGAATCTAACTGGAAGATCAATCATCTGTGGCGCAACTGTCAGAACATGGTGAGGCACATGGTCAACGGTGACAGCGTTCAAGTCGGTAAGGCAGGGGTGCTGGAAACGTTGGGATCGGAACGTGCGGTAAAATTACCATCGGGATTACTACTGCGTTATAACAACTTATCAGCAGAACAAACCGAGAACGGTGTCGAATATATCTACGAGACTCGACGTGGCTGGACTCGTATCTACGGTGGGAAAGCTACTGAGAATTTATGCCAAGCGATAGCGCGTTGTATAATTGGCGAGCAGATGTTACAAATTAACAAGAGATACCGCGTTGTGCTAACAGTCCACGACTCGATTGTGGCGTGTGTACGCGACGAAGAGGTAGATCAAGCACAGGCATACATAGAAGATTGTATGCGTCAGGTTCCAGTGTGGGCGACAGGATTACCCATCGATTGCGAGAGTGGTACAGGTAAGTCGTACGGGGATTGTGAGTGAGCATAGCACCGTGGTCATTTAGTAAAGCAAAGGCATTTGAACAGTGCCCCAAACAGTTTTACCACGAAAAGATTCTCAAGGAATATCCGTTCGTTGAGACTGAAGCTATTCGTTACGGCAATGCGTTTCACACAGCTGCAGAAAAATACATTCGAGACGGCACCCCGCTCCCTAAAATGTTTGACTATGCCCAAGCGATGCTTGATTCACTCAATGCTAAGAAAGGCGTAAAGCTGTGTGAAGAAAGACTAGGAATAACTGAAAACTTGTTACCGTGTAGTTTTTACGCAAAAGACGTCTGGTACAGAGGTATCGCTGACCTGTTGATTATTAACGAAGAAGATAGGTTGGCATGGGTGATCGACTACAAGACAGGCAAAAGCGCGAAGTACGCCGACAAGGGACAGCTAGAGTTGATGGCGTTGTTGGTGTTCGCACACTACCCCGACATAAAGTATGTACGTGCTGGGTTGTTGTTCGTCGTGAGCAATGACTTAGTAAAAGATAGCTACGCCGATTCTGATGCGAGTGTGTTGTGGACTAAATGGACAAACGTTTATTCCATAATGAAGATGGCTGAGAAACGTAATGTATGGAATGCTCGACCTAGTGGGTTATGTAAACGCCACTGTCCAGTAACAGTATGTGTACACAACGGGAGTAACTAGATGTCACGCAACTACAAAAAGGAATATCGCCTACAGAAGGCACGGGGTGAACACAAAGATCGTATGGAACGACAGCGTGCTCGCCGTAAGATGGACAAGACGGGTAAAGATGCTAACAAGAATGGTAAGGCTGATAAGCGCGAAGGTAAGGATGTAGCGCATAGCAAACCGCTGTCACGTGGCGGGTCTAACAGCGATGGCGTGTCTGTACAAAACCGGAGTCGTAACCGTGCAGGTGGCGGTCGTCTGAGTCGCGGTCCAAAAAAGAATAAGTGACATGCAGATATTAGATAACAAGGCGCTCTTACTACGCCTACGTAATCCAAACAAAGTAACAACGACTGTGCAAAAGAGTCAGGAACTATCAGACAACCAAGTCGTTGTTAACTGGGGTGTAGACGAAGCACACACTCTTAAGAATCTAAATATTAATGTGCCATCACCTATTGAAGGACGTTACAACTGGCCCGGCCAGCACAAGCCATACAACCATCAGAAGTCAACAGCGGCTTTTCTTACGATGAACCGGCGAGCTTTCTGTTTTAACGAGCAAGGTACGGGCAAGACTGCTTCAGCTATCTGGGCGTCAGACTTCTTGATGACGCAAAAGCAAATACAACGGGTGCTTATAATATGCCCGCTATCTATCATGGATAGTGCGTGGCGTAATGACTTGTTTAGTTTTGCGATGCATCGCACGGTGTCAGTCGCCTACGGTAGTAAACAGAAACGCAAGAAGATCATTGACGAGGGTTCTGAATACGTCATCATCAACTACGACGGCGTAGAGATTGTCCTCGACGATATCATTTGTGGTGGATTTGACTGCATCATTGTTGACGAAGCAACGCACTATAAAAATCCACAGACCAAGCGATGGAAGACTCTGTTCAAACTGCTGAACGAAAAGACATGGCTTTGGATGATGACAGGTACACCCGCCGCACAGTCCCCTCTTGATGCTTATGGGCTAGCTAAAATGGTGAACCCCACAAACGTGCCGCGATTCTTTAGCTCGTTTCGTGACATGGTGATGCACAAGATTACGCAGTTCAAATGGATACCAAGGGATAACGCCACACAGATTGTGTACGAAGCACTGCAACCAGCTATACGGTTTACTAAGGAAGAGTGTCTTGACTTACCTGAGATGGTATACACCAAACGTGAAGTAGAACTGACACGTCAACAAAACAAGTATTACAACGACCTCAAACAGAGGCTTGTCATACAAGCCGCAGGTGAAGAGATCACCGCCGCTAACGCCGCTATCAATATGAATAAGCTCCTACAGATCTCATCAGGTGCTGTCTACACCGATGATGGAGAGGCACTGGAGTTTGATATCAAACATCGCTACAAGGTATTGCGAGAAGTAATAGATGAGAGCAGTAAGAAGGTGCTGGTGTTTGTACCGTTCAGACATGCAATCGATATCTTGACAAGCAAACTTAAAGCAGACGGTATAACGACTGAGGTAATACGTGGTGACGTGTCAGCACATAACCGCACAGCTATCTTCAAACGATTCCAGCATGAAGCCAATCCACGTGTACTCGTGATTCAACCGCAGTCAGCGGCACACGGTGTCACCTTAACAGCCGCAAACACAGTGGTGTGGTGGGGGCCAACTAGCTCCCTCGAAACCTACGCACAAGCTAACGCTCGCGTACACCGATCAGGACAAGACCACAAATGCACTGTGGTGCAGTTGCAAGGATCACCTGTAGAAAAACGTGTTTACTCATTGTTAGATAGTAGAATAGACGTACACACAAAAATGATTGATTTATACAAAGAATTGCTTGACTAGCTCATCATGTGTAAGTAGAGTGAAAACCCCGACACTTGTGTCGTGTGCGAAGGAGACTCAAATGAGTGAGAAAGCAGGGTTAGCTGAGAAGCTAACACGTGTTTATTTAAAGATCCGCGACGAGAAAGCCAAGCTATCTGCGGAGTATAAAGAGAAGGAGTCTAGACTTAACCAGCAGATGGATAAGGTAAAGACTGCTCTTCTTGATTACTGCAAAGAGCAAGGCGTCGAAAGCGTAAAGACTTCTGAGGGACTCTTTTACCGCTCAGTTAAAACAAGGTACTGGACTAGCGACTGGGAGCAAATGCACAAGTTTGTGCTTGAGCATAGTGTTCCTGAGTTTATGGAAAAGCGCCTTAACCAGACTAATGTAAAAGCATTCCTCGAAGAAAACCCCGACGTCGTACCGAAAGGTCTCAATGTCGATTCTGAATACACTATATCTGTGAGGAAAAAGTCATGATGATGCGTGGTCCATTTGTGCCAATCGAAGATGTGTCTAAGCACTTCTCTGTATCCATATCCACAATCAGAGGCTGGGTGCGTAAGGGATATATCCCCAAAAACACCTATATAAAAGTAGGTAACACCTATCGTTTCTCCATTCCCGATGTATCTGAAGCGTTAACTAGTCAGCACGAAGACCTTGTTTCGTTTAACGAAGCGGGGGGTAGAAACATGGTAGCGTCGATGGCGGATGAGATGGAAGCCCAAGCAGAGTTTGGTATTCCTGACGATCATTGGTCTAAACAAATTACCGCTGACGAAGATCTCTGATGGATCGAGTTAGTTTAAGCGGAGGTGTATTTCGTATCATCGAAAGTGGAAGACAGGTAGCTACGGTGGAAAACGCAATGAAATTTGTTGTGATAGACGCCGCTAAGGTATCTCGTTCTTACTACGCCGGTGTGTTCGATCCCAACACTCCATCACCACCCACGTGCTGGTCAGCAGACACTACTCAGCCGTCACCCGATGTACCTGTTCAAAACAGGCAAGCATCTCGGTGTATGGACTGCCCTCAAAATATTAAGGGGTCAGGCCAAGCTGGTGGACGTGCATGTCGATTTGCACAACGTTTAGCGGTTGTTTTGGAAGATGACTTAAACAAGGTGTACCAACTACAGCTACCAGCTACATCGCTATTTGGTAGGGCGGTGGATAGTAAGATGCCAATGCAAGCCTATGCACAACATCTTTCTTCTCACAGTACGCCTATTATCTCTGTGATAACGCGTTGTTCGTTTGATCAGAACAGCCCTGTACCAAAGTTATTTTTTCAAGCACACCGCCCCCTCAATGAAGAGGAGCTAGATCTCGTTGTCTCATTGGCACAAAGCGATGAGGTGAACGAAGCGATTTCAATTAAACCGCCTCAACAAAGGCAACCCTTTGCAGAAGTAGACGGGTTTGTTTACTCCCCTGCAAATGCAAACTAGGAGACTGTTATGCCTACTGAACAACATGTAATCATGAACGCGACTGCAATCTATCCAAAGATTGATCGTACCTATCGTTTTGACACCGCCGAAAACAGATCGGTGCCATGCGATGCGCTGGATGATGGCGCAGAGTATACCCTTCAGTTCAAAACCGATGAGGATACAGCACGTGCGCTGTACTCCTACATGAAGACGCTATACAACGAACGCAAAAAATCCAACTGGCCTGACCTTAAAAATCCGTTTAAGAAAGAAGACGACGGTATGTTTAAGTACAAAGCTAATCTCAAAGGTGCGTACAGCGGCGAAAAAACTCTTAAGCCGGTGCAGTATGACGCTAAGACACAAAAGTTACCTGACGATTTCCAACTAACGAATAACAGCGTGGTAAATATTGCTGTTGTTGGTGTTCCCTATAGCGCATCGATAGGCGCAGGGGTATCGTTAAGACTACGTGCTGTGCAGGTAATAGAGCTGGCAGAGCGTCAGTCTGTATCACCGTTTGATGTCGTTGATGGATATGATTCGAATGAATCCAACCCGTTTGCACAAAGTGCGCCAACACCAACACCAAAGACTGACGATTTAGACGGGTTTGATGAACCTGTCGAAGAACCGGCTGTCGAGGAGCCAACTAAGGTCGTTAAGAAATCGGCTCCAGCACCGGCAAATAGCGCAAATCTCAGTGCAATTATCGATGAATGGGACGGTTGAGTTACTCGTCACAATGATAATTGAACCGCGTTACGGCAGAGCGGGGGACAAACGTCTCTGTCGTAACGTTGCAAACGATTGGTGGACACATGGAAACAAAGACATTTTTAGAGAGGGCGTTAAGTAGCGACGGACACTATTGCATATTTGCGGCAAGATCAGCAGACGAACGAAAAACACAAAAATTCTATAGTTCAATCACTGAAGTCGTTGATGCCGCCATGCGCTACGACCAACAGGGATACGATGTTTATTATGGGCTAGCAACATTCAAAGAAGCTAACTCTCGTAAAGTTGATAATATTAAACATCTACAATCGTTTTTTCTTGACCTCGATTGTGGCCCTACAAAAGATTTCACTTCGCAAGAAGAAGCGATAAAAGCATTACGTAAGTTTTGTAGCGACAACACATTACCAAACCCAACGATGGTTAACTCAGGTCGGGGGGTGCATGTCTATTGGTTTTTGTCAGAGCCAGTATGTTATGAGGATTGGTTTCCTGTAGCAGAAAGATTGAAGCGCCTGTGCGCGAAACAAAACTTTTTAGCTGATCCCGCCGTTACCTCTGATGGTGCACGTGTGTTAAGAGTTCCTGACACACATAACTTCAAGACCGTTCCTCCATCAGACGTAGGTTTTTTTGGTTTAGGTGAGCGGTTTGAGGTTGTCGTATTTGACACATTTTCTGAGTTGCTTGGTGGAGAACCGATACCAGTTCCTACTAAACACATACCTAAAGAGTTAAGCCAAACTATGCACAACCTGATGGGTAATCAGGAAAACGTGTTCAAAGATATCTTGGTAAAGACGTTGCGTGGTGATGGTTGCCAGCAGTTAAAAGACATCATTCAACACCAAGAAGAAACTAGCGAACCTCTTTGGAGAGCAGGATTATCTATCGCAAAGTTCTGTGTAGATAGCGACAAAGCAATGCACGTTATCTCCAAGAATCACCCTGAGTACACGCCAGAAGACACACAAGAAAAGCTCAGGCAGATTAAAGGTCCATATACCTGCGCTAAGTTTGATGAGTTTAATCCTGACGTGTGTCCAAACTGTCCGCAGTGGGGGCAGATAAAATCGCCGATTGTATTGGGTAAACGGCTCAAAGAAGCTGAAGTAGGCGAAGATGGTATCTACGTCGAAGCCCCGGCACTCGAACTTCCTAACCAACCCAAAACAACTTATGAGATACCTAAGTTTCCTCCACCGTACGTCCGAGGCGTAAACGGCGGTGTTTATATCAGAACAACCAACGAAGAGGGTGACGTAGAAGAAAAGCGGTTGTACCACAACGATTTATATGTTGTGAAGAGAGTGCATGATCCTGAAGTGGGTGAAGCGATTGTAATGCGTTTACACTTGCCAAAAGATGGCGTACGCGAGTTTACTTTACCAATGAGTTCGGTCACAGCGACGGAGGAGTTTCGCAAAACGCTATCCTCTAGAGGTGTTACCTTAAAAAAGATGGATGAACTAATGACATACACACTGCATTGGGTAGATGAGTTACAAGCTACTAGCACCGCAGATCAAGCGCACCGTCAGTTTGGTTGGGCAAATGACGATATGAGCGCGTTTATTTTAGGTAATCAAAAAGTTACTCCCGACGCCATAGAGTTTAACCCACCATCCAATCAGACAGTTGGACTGTTTCCTGCGTTCT